GAGAGCTTTTATAAGCGTTGCTCACATCATTAAATATTTTTCTTACTCCCATATTGTTGTTGTTATGTATTATTAAGTCAATAAAGTATTACTTGGACGAACTCATACTAACGAATTGTAGAATCTCGTCAAGTGTAGAAATTGAACCTGCCAATTTCATTACTTCGTTCGGGTTTTCTGCCTGTCTCAGATTGGCGATGAAGACTTCACGCTCATCCTCTAGGAAGCTAAGGAACACCTTGAACTCCTCGTTATTTACTAGGATCGAGACTGCTTCTGGTAGTGTTGGTACTGGTATCATATTGTTACTGGTTCATTCCTTGAGTTTCCATTCCACCCATCTGTGCTGGTGCAGTGCCAATACGCCCGATCTGAGCGTTCTGCATTTGCTGCATTTGGAACTGGTATTGCTCTGCGTACTTCTGAAGTCGTTGACCAAATGCTTCGTCCTGCTGCGCTCTATTAGCCACGTCAGGCTGTTGCGCGTATGCTTGGAGCATCTGCATTGCAATCTGCGCACCATTAGGTTGGGCAGGCATTTCGATGCCAGCATAGATCTTGGCCAAGTCGTCCGTAACTTGTTTCTGAACCTTTGCGGTAGCTTCCTCGGCAGGTTGGAGAACGTAGTCACCAAACACTGGGTCAATGCTCATGGCTGCAAATTCAAGGAATTTATCCATGTCAATACGACCATTGCGGTCGAACTGAACAAGGCTTCCAATCTGCTTCATGCGTGACTCTGCGTTATCTGGATCGGCACTGAGCGAATCGAACGAAACACTGAACGAATAGTTCTCGTCTGGTGATCCCTTAGTCATCGTCTGTGGGTTTGGATTACCCGTGACTTGGAAGAAGATCTCATCTGGCCCCATGCGTTGGAATAGCTTCCATGCAAGGCCAAGGACATCCTTGACGTGATCCAGATACTTGTTGACAAAGAACTGCTGGCGAACGCTTGAGATAGGACTAGTCATATCCAATCCAACTGCCCTGTCTGCCTGTGCATTCATGGACAACTCAATTTCCATAGATCCATTGTCAGATGGAGGGATAGGGCCAAATGCAATCTCTCCCAAACGTCTATATGGCACTCTACGGCCTGGCCCCCAATCAGATGGAGGTCTACCAGCGGGGTGCATGATAGGCGGCAAGGTAGCCAAGCTAGCTCTGTCAATTCGACTGTCTCTCTCGGTCTTGATCTGAAGTTGCGCCCCACGGAGAATGTCAGGGAACGTCTGCACTTCATACATTCGCTTTTGATTGTTGCTAAGACGAGTGACGACAAATGGGTATTCATCATAGCCGTTGAGCAGTTCGTTCTTTGCGTAACCATCCACGTTCGGATTGAATACCGTGCAGTAGATGCCCTCAGCCCCATCCTCGTCGATCAGACGTTGATATGCGTAGACAACCATCACTAGGTCAGTGTCGTTTGATATAGGCAAATTGGTATATTTCTTAACCTTCTGTCCGTCCAAGTAGTACGAATCCTTGCCTCTGAGGTTGTCGATAGCATCATCCACCCACTCCTCATCCCAACCTTCGGTGGTTACCTTCTTCTCAAGCTCCTGAGCGGTCATGAACGTCCTCCAGAATACATACGGTGCTGCCTGTGGGTCTACGACATACGGGGGGAACAGAACCTCACCATCAGGCGCACAGGAGTGAACGAATGGGCAGTCAATCGACATACGGGGGATCGGGATGCTTGCCTTGCCAGTCTTGCGAATCTCCTTGAGGAACTTGCGAACTCTCTTGGCGGTCATGTGCGGGAACGCTTGGATTACCATGTCAATAAGCATTTCATCATCCGTGGCGTTAATGATCAATTCTGCCATGTCAGGGGATGCCTGTGCTAGTTCATCGATTAATACGTCCTGCAGGAACGTACGTTTCTCGCGCTTCCATCCGACATAGCTGACCATGATGCCCTTTTCAAGCAGGTAGTTGGCTCCCAGTTCCATCTGATTCTTGAAGTCAGGGATGTAGCTAGATTTCATCCATTTCAGGAATGAGGATACCAGTGCCGCCCGTGGAATAGACGTAGTGCTTGTTGGGAAGGCCTTGATGTGGCTTCTCGTCAACGCTTGATCTAGGATTGATACGAACGCATCGATTCTCTCGCCAATGACGTTAACCTCCATGTCTGAAGCACCATCCCAAGGGAAGGCATTTGATCCATTCTTGCGAAGGTCTTGGGTCTTTCCGTCCCAGATGTTCCTGCGGTCATCGTAGCTTCGTCTACAAACCTCAAAGTACTCGTCGAGTTGCAACAGGCAAGTGTCATAGGCATTCCGTAATGATGGAACGTCTGGCTCGGTGGATGCGTAGATGAGCGATTCGCCCTCCATAATTTCTTCTTCTTCTGATGATTTCATAGGTTGTAGCTGTAATAAAATTCTCCGTTCTCTTCCCTGACTGACACCGTGACCGTCTTCTTGACGATGCGTTGGGAATCCTTCTGTGAGCATTCGATTGGAATGCGTGTGCCGTCAAGATCGCCATAGACAAACCTTGGGTTCTGTGCTGGGCCTACGATGAATACTTCTATCTCAGTCTTGCTAGCCACAGGCTCGGCAAGGTGCTTCTTGAACATCCACATCGCATGGTCAGTCCAGTAGATCGTTGCTCCGTTCTTATCCCAGTGAACGCCCTTGATTAGGAACTCATCACGAAATGCTTTTGCCTCGGCTGGTTTTACTTCCAACTTCTCGACAATGTCTCCTTGCTTCCAGCAGTTAATATCCACCATTTCCTTGTTTTGTTATTTGTGATTTTGTAGCGTCAACGTGATCCAAGTCAGCAATGGCAGCATAACGCAGAACGTCAATAGGATCTTTCCATGCTTCCTTAAGTCCCTGATCTCCAGTGTATTCAGCAAGTGCGCGAATGATATTCTCACAGTCTTGCGAGATGTAAAAGTGCGGGCGGTTTACTGAATCCAATGGCTTGCTGGTATCGTAGCTCATCTTACTGATCAACGCCTGTAGCCCTTCTTCAATATCAAGACCAGATGCTGGATTGCAGATGATTTCCATCTCAGCTAAGTCTTCGATAATCGAGGAAGCACCATCAGATGCCTGATACCTAGCAGCACCTAGCCTAGAGTCGATCAATCTGTCAAATATCTCCTCGCCTTCCTCGTAGTTTTGAATAAGTTCAACGTAATCACGGATGCCGTACCCAAGACCCTTTGCCGCCTCACCAGCGACCCATTTGCCGCTCTTCCACTCAGCCCAGTCACCCACGTCAACGCTTGGCCATTCCCGATAGACGTAGTATGTTCCAGTCTCGTCAACCGCAACCCAGCACATGAACCAGTTCTTTGCACCAGCAGGGTCAATAATCTGATACCGTGTGATGTTCTCCGTAGGAATCTTGTCGTTTGAGATGACGTTGACAGCAGTGTTGAACTTAGGAAATTTTGTCGCCTGAGACTTCACAGGGACTCCGTAAGCACGAATGAGGATCTCCTCCCGTGTCCTGCCTTCAAGAGCCTCCTTGATACGCTCATAGCCTCCAAATGGGTTGTCCTGAGAGTGAAAGTAGTGGATGCTGGCATTGCGCTTCTTTGACCTCTGGATGTATGGCACAAGCTCGCCCTTGAGTAGTTCAGCAGATCTGGATTCCACGATGGATGCTCCATCAAGATACTCTTTAACAACCTCAGTCCAGCCATCGATTGGTGTGAATGTAAGCAGTAATTTTGCATTTCTGGTGGCTAAACGGAACCGTAAAGTATTGATCAGCTCGGGGCCTAGCAAGTATTCGTCCAAATAAACACCTATGTTATGCCATTTGGGATCACGGCTACCAAGTTCAGCCCCTTCTAAAATAGTCGGGTTGTTTTGATACTGAGAGTATGTCTTGAAAATAATCTGTGATCCATTAGGAAGGATTAAACTCCCATCGGTAAACCCGTTCTTCTTGCTATATGAAATGTACGCGCTAGCAGATGTTTGCTTAGTCTTCAACTCCATTGGCAACCAGTCATAGATCGCACTTTGCTGCTGACGAATTGAAACTTCTGACGTTTGAGCAAAACAAAAGATTTCCGATTTGGGATTTTCAACAGCAGCTCTGACTACACAGTAAGAACCCCATGCAGTTTTTCCACTGCGATTACCTCCAAGTGCCACAATCTCAGTGACTTGTGACAACGCTTCCTCAGCTTTTCCCCAGTGCGGTAAGTGAAATCCATAGCGAAACGGATCTTTTTCGGCATTTTCAATTGCTTCATGATAAATCCCGTGAAGGTTCACTATGTCCTCTGGATCCATAACCGCCACCTCTTCATCAGTGGGAGCCTTGAGAATAGCGTGTTTTCTCCAAGTTAGCATTTGGCAAATTCCCCTCTTAACTCTTTGGCTTTTTGCAGATAAGCTGCCGATGCTTCTTCTCTAGATTTGAATCTTCCAACCTTCACTGATTTTCTATTAACCATCATTTGAGCGCGCCACATCCCAGTGCATTTACAAAATGTAACACCTTTCATTCCTGATGTGTTGTTTTTGTTCTTCCCTCGATTGAACATGTTTTCAGACCTGCTAGCGTGACGCAAATTACAGATCCTGTTGTCAGACTTGTCTTCGTTAATGTGATCAATATCAAGTAAAGGCCATTCGCCATTCGACATTGCCCATGCTAGCCTGTGAGCAGAGAAATGAAAACCATTGATCCATATTGATATGTAGCCCCGTTTGTTTGCATTCCCAGCGATCTCTCCAACAAGTTTGCTTCTGACAGGATTCATTACCCAAGTAAACAACCCTGTGTCTGGATTGTAGCTCAAGTAATCAAATAATTGTTTGACATCCCAAGACTGTTCTGGTTTTATTTTTTCAGCACGTTTCATATTCATGTATGTTTGGTGTTAGGGTGTCTCTAGACTGTACATCTAGGCGACACCTGTTTCTTACAGTTGAGTGAAAAGATGTCAACTTTTTATTCGATTATTTCGGCGTCAATAGCCTGATCCTTGATTTTATTAGCAATTCTAGCCTTAGCCTGTGCAATCATAATGGCTGCGTCCTCGATAGATGCTCCCTTGCGATGCTCGATCACCACACCCGCCATGCCAGCAAGCTGCGTAGCCTTGTCAGTCATAATGCCGACCGTTAACGCCAATCTGTCAGGGGAAATATTCTTCAGTTGCTCTGGATCGTCAGCAAGTTGTTCTGCTTTCTGGAATAGCAAGTCAGTATATTCCTCCGCAGCAATTGCGTACTTACGCGAAAAGTCTTTGCGCTTAGTTTCAAGAGTATCCTCATGCCTCCATTCAAGCTCCCTGACGGTCTTCCTGTCGATTCCAGTCTCCCTAGCGATAGCAGAGTAGCTTTTGCCCTGTGCAAGCCCCCAGAGGGCCTTTGCAGCCCCTTGTGGGTTCCAGTACTCCACCCTCTTGCGGTCACCATGCGCCTTGGCCCTGTCGAGGACTTCTTGGAACCATTCATTGCTTGATGGATCAGCGAGCTTTTCAATATTCGGCATAGGATGGTTATGAATAGAAAAATCAAACAGATCAACATAAATCTTTGCAAGCCATTATTTAGGCT